GTTGAGACGCATCGTCACCTTCGTCGCTTTCGCAGCCTTCGAGGGCAGGCGCGTAGAGATGGTCAGTTGGTCGTAAGCAGCGACAATGCCGCTGCCACGATAATCCCAACGATAAACATCTCCGTCGCGCTTTGCCGGGTTGAAGACTCGGTTGACCGGAGTGCCAGCGGCATCGGTCAGGGTAATGGCGGTTAGTTGTGCCATGAGACTCACTTCTGTGGGTTTCGTCATAACTCCTGTTATGACGGGCGTGACAACTGCTAGCGGTAAACATAGGTACCCTTACGGGATCCCACTGTTATCGCCTGAAGCAACGCGATCGCACTAGCAGCATGTGCGAAAGAAACAGGACTCTTAAATTCTGGAAACCGTTGCGACGGAAAAGCACTAAGAACAAATCTATCTTTCTTATAGATGTTGTTCGTAGACTCGACCGTCGGTCCGAGAGCCAGAACTGTGGGATTCCCGCTTTGCTTTGACCCTGGGCGAGTCAAGCACGTTGCATGGTACTCCTTGCTTTCGGTTTTCGTTCCCGAGTGGAAAACCAGCCCGTTATAGGCTGTCAACCCTTCGAGAAAGTTACCGATAGGCAGAAACCAATCTGCCACAAAGGAGAACGGAACTAACTCCCAAGCGACTAGTGCAGGGTTTTGTAACCCGAACACGTTGCCGACGGTGTTAGCCCCGTTTGGAACGGCATACCTTACGGTATACCGAACTTTTCTGCGTACCTCCACATTCTTCTGGTGCCGCCAGGTACCAGTCGGTGTGATATCCGCAGAATAGTTCCTCACCATCCGAGCCGAAGCAGTTGCTTCATGCAGCACGAACTCGTGCTCGTGCAGCAGCCTAGCCAGGTTTTCAGCCTGGTTATAGACGTCGGATAAGAGAGGTTTCCACCCATAGGAGTACTCGAGCCAAGAATTTGAGGCAAATTGCCTCAAATCAGAACCAGAGGCCCGCTTTCGGCGGAACTGGTTGCGGTAAGCTCGAATCTCAGAGATGCTGGTTGTCAACCCCAGCGTCTTCGAGAAGTCTCCTAAGTGTCCTTTCCGGAGTTCACGGATCGCTTTCGCGATCTTTGTAGCGGTTTGTGCGACCATTGCAGCGGTTTTATGAGCCTCTGCAACAGTCACTCCCGCATCTCCGGAGCTCAGGGACACTCGCGATTGCAGTTTCTGAATCGCTTTGTTTGACGGATCATCACCAGGGTAGACAGTATCGAGAACCTCGACATCCGCACCGAAGAACTTCGCAGATCCTCGGTACGTTGTCGTGACGATGTGACCATCACTGTAAGTGAAAATTACGTCGCCGCTGGTTCTCGGATACAAGACCACCCAATGATGGTGATGATACGGGTTCTGGGGGAGATATTTCCGCTTTCTCATCCCATGGAACCCGGGGGTCTTTACAGAAGTCTGTGACCGCTCCCCGTCATAGGTCAACTTCGGCGTATCCCAGTTCGTCTCAGGATTGGTAAACGTTCTTCCATCAGGAAAAACGTGCCGTTCCTGGTACGTACTTTGGATAAACTGAGTGACTTTGACTGGTTGCCAAGCCATTAGACTTCCTTACGACCCGCCCGTTGTCCGGACCTACGACCAACAGAAAAGGATAGTGCGATTCGCAATCCAGCCCAGGAAGCCCTTAGCACAAAGCTAATGGCGCGACTGATCATGATCTTCCTCCCCTGCGGAAAGAAGACACGATCAACGCGATAATCCTGAACAAAATGTTCAGGTTACGCTCTCTGGACTGCTCGCTCATCACACTACCCCGTCATGTTAATTGTAGATCTGAACAGCTCCGCAAGGAGCCGACTCACCTCACGGTGAGTTTTGCACCTTCTCTCTCGAGAAGGGGCGGCCTACGGCCGCGAAGGATCCTCTCCGTCGAATCAACAGACAGAGTGGACCCATGTGACTGACTTACCGGTGTTCAAATTGGCATAGAAGAAGACTCGCGTCTTCGACTCCCAACCACGGCCGTCAATTGACTTCTTCACGTACACGACGAACTCATAGAGATCGACGAGTACAGAGAACTCAGATGCGGAAATGTTTAGGCTGCTAAATGAAGCACCCTTAGTCACTTCCTCCATCCAAACCTTCGCTAGAAGGTTCGGGTTCGTACCGAAAGCCTCGCTGAGGACCTTCAGGACATCGGCAGTTTCAACGTCATCGCTGACGTATTCACCGCCGTTGACCACAGAGGTCTCGAACGTTGCATCGGTAACATGGTGGAAATTACGCATGGTTTCACTTTCTGTTGATGAAAACGGAGGAGG